GTATTATCTAATCTCGGAAATGGCTGGGGCTATGAGATGACACCAGCGGAACTTGCAAAAAAAGATGAATTTTATTCTATTTATTGGAGCGAATATAATTTCGTAAAAGAGAATGGAAGTTCAGAATTGAGAGAGATGCCGGATTATTTGGATCAGGATAGACCTTCTTTTGAAGCCAGAGCATAAAATAAATATTGTACGCAAGAAAAAATGAGCATAGGAGCAGTGCCAGGTGGCACTTTTGATTTTTCACGTGAAGTCCAGAACTTTATGATAAGATTCATAATCGAAACAATTATGCCGATATATAGAAAAGAACAAGTAAACGGATTTACGATGTGATATGTACAAGGAGGACAACGGATATGTCAATGAATGTGAACACAACTACAGCTGCTTATGCAAATTACCAGAACAACTATAAGACAGGTGCAGCAGAGAAGAAAAAAGAAGTAGCACAAACAACAGAAAATACGAAATCAAAGAAAAATACGACCGAGAGCATAGCCGAAAAAAATCTCAGTAAAGCGGCACAAAAAATGCTGGAGGATTTGCGTGGTTCAAGAAACGACATGGATTTTATGGTTGCTGATTTTGAAAATGGTGATAATGCCAAGGATCTTTTAGCCCAAAGCGACAAGGAGTATACGGTTATTTTCTCAAAAGAAGAAATGGAGAAGATGGCGTCTGATCCGAAATATTATGCTGAAAAAATGCATAGCATTGATGGCGCTTTGCGTATGTCAGATGAAATCAATGCCCAGTTCGGCTTTGAAAGAGCATTTGGTAAGACTAACGGTGGTGTAGATGCTGATACAAAAATAACAAAATTTGGCATCTCTTTTAATAGTGACGGAACTACAACCTTCTTTGCACAACTGGAAAAATCATCAGCCAGCCAGAAAGAATATCTTGAAAAGCTTCAGGAAAAGAAAGCTGAGGAGAAAAAAGAGGCAAAGAAAAAAGAACAGTCCAAGCAAATCGAAGTACGAAAAACTACAGTTCAGGCAAATTCAAAAGAAGAAGTTTTGGATAAGATCAAAAACATTGACTGGGATTCTATCAAACCGGAGGAAAATAAAATCGGCGGAAGGTTTGATTTTTCAATTTAGTGTATTTGGAGCAGATGAAATATATGCCAATATGGAGGAATATATTATGCAGATAACAAGAGATAATTATTCGCAATATGCTCAAATGGTTCAGCAGATGTTCGGGAAAAAAGCAAGTTCAAATGATCCGTTAGCACAATGTGATTATGGTAATTTCTCATTAAGATTTAAGCCTGTGGACATTAATTTTACCAAACCAAACTGGGATACTATCATGACAAAACGAGATAAACCAGCGATGTCAGAGGAAGAATTTGACGAAGCAATAAAAGAACTTGCAAGAAAAGAGTTTGCTACTGGAAAAAGGGATGATGATGCTTATCGAAAATTGTGTATGCAGCATGGAGAAACAGTATCTCCTGATAGAAAGGCTATATATGAATCAAGCATGAAAAAAACTGGTGGCAAAATGAATGCTGCATGTATGTTTTGGGATTCAAAAGGTAATAAAACGCTTTCTTATAATCCAGAGTCAAGAAACTGGAAAGCTATAAGTACAGATGAAGAATTTGCAAGAGCAAGAGTGTTTACATCAATTTATAATGATGAGTTAGCTCGTTTGAAGGAAGAGTATGGCGAAAAAGCGAAAGGAAATGTTTCTTATAGCAAAATAAAGGTAGATATATCCGCAGAGAGATCAAAGGAAAAGAATAATAATGAAGGCAATACTATTGATTTGCAAATTTAGATTGTTGATTGCGTTTTAGCAAATAGTAGATAAAAAACGGAAAGATATTCGTCGCTGGTAGCAGCATTGAGTTCATAAATTACTAGTGTTAATAATTACATCTACCTATTCGGAGGTGCATTAGCGTCATAATTCCGATTGCGGAAGAGACTGAAAAAGGTTAGGTGGTTGGAGTTGTGGTGACATATAAGAAAAGATAAATTGATGGTTTATTCCATACGGGAATAAATCTTCATCAAATCTTTATTTTTTTCTGTTAGGTTATATTTCAGTAAGAAATGAAATATAGAAGGAAGGATAGTAAAGATGGAAATGATGTTACAGACACAAAATCTATGTAAATATTTTAGAAAACAGAAAGCGGTAAATAATGTTTCACTTAATATCGAAAAGGGACAGATTTATGGACTGCTTGGACCGAATGTTCCAAGATACATACTGAAAGTATGATCCACTACTTAGAGGATTATATGTACTGTACTAGAAAGCTGGGGCTTTATGTGCAGTTAGTAGCATAAATTATATAGGGGTTATCTAAATATATTTACCTCCTGTGATTAAGTTATATAAAGACTAAATCACAGGAGGTTTATTTTTATGATAACAGTAGAAAAACTGGAAAAAGGTACTTATTTTGATGATGCTTTTAAAATCTCATTTAGATACGATCCCACTACTGTAGCTAAGGTAAAAGAGCTGGCAGAGCGGAGATATTTACCAGAGGATAGAGCGTGGGAGATCCCAGCACATGAGTTACCAGCTCTCATAGAGAAAGTAGGGCTTAGCAATATCAAAAGTGAGGAGGCTGTAGTACAAGCTCTCAATACTAAGGAGATCGAGGATAAAAGGGAGGCTACACAGGAGAGGCTAAAGGGTATTAAGCCTGTAAGAGATTTTGATTTTAAAACAGCTCCCCTCCCTCATCAGATCGAGGCTTTTAATTATGGAATGGAGAAAAACTCTTTACTTATCGGAGATGAGCAGGGCTTAGGCAAGACAAAGGAAAGTATTGATATTTGTGTAGCCAGAAAGAAAGAGCTCATTAAAACCCTTATTGTATGCGGAGTAAACTCTGTAAAATATAACTGGGAGAAAGAGATCCAGATCCACTCTAACGAGGGCTGTGTAATGGTAGACGGTAAGACGATGGATATTAGAGTACAACAGCTAAATGACTGGTACAGAGGCTCCTCTTATTTTGGAGTTATCAATATCGAGAGCCTCAGAAATGAGAAAATACAGGATGCTCTCTATCTGGGGATTAAAGATGGATACATAGGGGCTATTATTGTGGATGAGATCCATAAGGCTAAAAATGGAGGCTCTCAACAGGGAAAAGCTCTTAGATTTTTGAAAGCTCCAGTTAAGATAGGGTTATCTGGTACTCCGATGAATAAAGCGGAGGATTTGTGGAATATCCTTACATGGCTGGGAGTAGAGAGGAGATCCTTTTATAGCTTTAGAAATGCCTATTGTACTATGGGAGGTTTCGGAGGCTATAAGGTAATCGGATATAAAAACTTAGATAGCCTCAATGCTGAGTTAAATACTGTAATGTTGAGAAGAAAGAAAGAGGAGGTACTAGATCTCCCTCCTAAGCTGTATAGTACTGAGTATGTGGAACTTACCACAGCCCAGAAAAAACAGTAAAGCTCTGTGATACAGGGCTGGAGATAACAGTATCTTTAGATGATATTGAGAGTACAGGCAGTACACAGCCTCACAGAGCTTTTAATAGTGAGGTACACATCTTAGGAACCAGCTACAGTATCCATATCATAGATGAGGATGATTACAGATATGATAGAGAGGCGGATGGATGGTGTGATCCTAGTGTAAAGGAAATCCTTATTTTTAACTATAACAGGCTTAATCCAGCTCTGATACAGAAAACCTTAGATTATCCGTGGAGTGGTGCTATGTTCTCAGATAGGCTCTGGCAGGATAAGGAGAGATTAGGTAGAAATCTTAGAGTAGGACTTACTCAGAGTATGATACTGGGAGAGGGGATACCTCAGATCACGGACAGGATCAATAAGGGCATAGATACAGCCAGATATAACGCTGAGAGGGTAGCAAGGACAGAAACAAAGAGAGTTACCTACTGTGCTCACGATGATGTATATAAGGATACAGGGGTGGAGGAGCTTAGATACCGCTGTGCTAATGGTGGAGATAGTAGAACTTGCCAGTATTGCAGAGCTGATAATGGTAAGGTATTTAAGAGAGGAGAGGAGCCTACTCTCCCACGCCATCCTAACTGTAGATGTGTGTATATCCCTGTAGTATCGGATACCTTTGGAGATAATGAGCTTAATGAGCTTACCCAGAGTGTAAGAGGTGCTGAGAATTATGAGAAGTGGAGAGAGGCAGAGGCTAAAAAGCAGAATGAAAAGCATAAAGCTCTAAATGTTCCAGAGAAAAAAGATAAAGATATAGTACCAGAGGTAGATCCTAAAGGGGAGGTATTTACAGGAGAGCTTGGTAGAAGTATCCGTAAATCTTTTGATGGAGGAGATGGAATAGTATATAGAGGCTTTACTCCAGAGTGGGGAGATTATGAGGAGAAGAAATTACAGGCTCTCTACTCTCAGAGAGAATTACTTACAGACACAGCACAACTTAAACAGATCAATACTATCATTAAAAACCACGAAGAATATAAAAAGATGCTTAATACAAAAGGTGTTTTAGTGGAGGTAGGCAAATCTGGCACATATAAATTAGCTATCCCACCTAGTTTATCTGTGGATGAGAGAGTGAGAGAGCGGTACAAAGGGTATAACCTTGTAGAATTTCAGTATACGAAGTATAATTATGATGTGTATGAGGAGCGGTTAGGCGGTAAGTATTATATCACTATGAAAGGAATAAGCTCCAAAAAGGAAAAGCAGGAGATTTACTCTATAGCAGATAAGGTATTTACTCAAAATACTAGAGCGGTAGGAGCTAAGCTAAGGATAGATAATGTAGAGTGTAATAAGCATAATACCAGAACTACAACAAACTTAGGATTTTATACTCCTAGCCAGCATAAGCTCACTGTAAGGACTTTTAAAAGTTATGCAGATATTTATAGTACAGACTTACAGGGAGGAAAGGAGTACTTTGCAGGTACCTTAGCTCACGAGTTTGCTCATGTTATCCACAGTACAGATCTAAGGCTTAAAGATGTAACAGCTACAGCTACTCAGTGGCAGGCGTGGAAAGAGCTTGTAGATCCTTACTACACTCAGTACAGAGAAAATAAGTTAGTGGATATGCGTAAGGAGTGGCATAGAATGGATTACCCTGTTAATGCAGAGGATTACTACAGAGGCGGAGGTAAAGAGCATTTTTATCAAGAGCTCTGGGCTGAGAGTACCGCTGTTATACAGGAGGATGTACCAAAGGAAACAAAAGAAAAGCAGATAGCTAACCTTAAAAAATATTTCCCTAAGGTAGCAGAGTTTATTTTAGCGTTTTATGGAGGAGGTGTGTAATATGCAGATTGTACATGGAGAAAGTGATCTTAAGGGTACTAAGTGGTGTGTAGAGGATGTAGTTAATCTACAGACACGCCTAACAAATGAGGAGTTTGAGGAGAATATTACTAATAGTATGGCAGATATGGATAGGCTAGTGATATGCTCTAATATTCTTAACAATAGGCAGGCGTTACCAGCAAGGTATAAAGAGCTGGTAAAGGATTATGCAGGATCTAGTAAGGCGGATCCAGATAATTCAGTTATTTTTTAGTGGCATGGTAAGGCTACTGGCTGTAATGGCTGGTAGCCTTATTTTTTTTGCTCTGAAATAAAAATCTAAAGAAACTGAAAAAAGATTACATAGTAAATACATATTTTCTCCAGATATTTACCCTAACTTATGTAGAAACAGTAGGGATATTTTGCAGATAACTTACGAGGGATCAGCACTATATAACTCATTTTAAGGAGGATAACAACTATGGCAGATGTAAACACAAACACAGCTACACAGACACAGGAGCAGGGTAACAGTACCCAGACTAATACCACAGCTAACGCTAACACTACTGGAGCAGGTGCAGATAACACTCCTAAGGTAAAGACAGAGGAGGAAATCAGAGCAGAACTCCAGAAAGAGTATGAAAAGATGGCAGATAAACGAGTAACGGATGCTATCAAGAAAAAGGAAAAAGAGTGGGCGGATAAGCAGGCTAAGGAAAAAATGACAGAGGATGAGCGTAGACAGGCGGAGGAGCAGGAACGCTTACAGGCACAGGCTAAGAGAGATCTGGATCTTACTATCAAGGGCTTAAAGCTGGATGTAGTAGATGCAGTACAGGAGATGGGGCTGGATGCTGGCTTTAGAAATCTTATCGCTGTAGAGGACTTAGCAACTATCACAGATGAGGATGAGCGTAAAGCTAAGCTCACTGAGAGAGTAAAGGGTATGAAAAAGCTCTTTGATGCTGAGGTGGCTAAGGAAGTTGCAAAGGCTAAAGCTGAGTTTCTCAAAGGATCCACTCCAGCTACAGGATCCTCATCTAACAAGAAAGATGAAACTAAGTATGATGCGTACAAAAAGGCTGGAAATGTAAAGGGTATGCTTAACGAGAAGTTAGGGGCATACAGAAACAAGGAAAATGAGGAGTAAGCCAGCTCCTCAAAACAAAAATAACTCAAACAGGAGGTAAATAACAATGGCAGGAATGGTTAAAAGAGCTGATTTTTTGGAGAATGAGGTTGTAGACCTCACAGAGGAGATTAAGCTGGTATCTCCTACAGATACTCCGCTTACTACTTTGCTCATGGGTAGAGGGCAGGTAGTACCAGCAAACGATATTACAGTAACATGGAGAGAAAAGGAGCTTAACTCTGATAGAGGTACTCTTAAGTTAGAGGGTGCTGAGGCAGGAGATGTTATTACATCTAGCAGAAAAACTCTCTCTAACGTGTGTCAGATTATCGAAAAGGTAACACAGGTATCTGGTACAGCTAGATCCCTTAATCCTAAGGGTATCAACGATGTATTTAATAGTGAGGTACAGGATCGCTTAGTAGAAACTAAGAGAGATATGGAGTGGTATTTCCTTAACGGTACTAAGGCTCTGGAGAGCGGATCTACTCCTAGACAGATGAACGGACTTGTTAATCTGGTAGCATCTGGAAACGTGGTAGAAACTAAGGGAGCCCTTACAGAGGAGCACTTCTTAGATGCACTCCAGAAGATGTGGGAGCATGGAGCACAGGGAGAGTATTTCTCTTTTGTAAATGCAAATGTTAAGCGTATGATTAACAACCTTGCTAAGGCAGGTAACAATGTACGTTTCTTAGGCGATAACGGATCTATGCAGAATGTACTTGGTATCGGAGTACAGAAGATCGTAACAGACTTTGGAGAAATCTCTTTAGTACTGGATCGTTACGCTGATACTAAGACTATCCTTACAGTAGACTTAGGAGAGGTACAGATCGCAGAGCTTAGAGGAACTTTCTATGAGGATCTTCCTAAGGCTGGAGATTATTTCAAAGGTCATGTACTCAATGAGAGTACAATCAAGCTCCTTAACAGCCATGCAGGATCAAAGATCTCTATCACAGAGGCAAGTCTTTAAGTTTTGGTAAGGAGGTAAAAGGATATGCCTAGAAAAGCACAGAGTACTCCAGAGCAGGAGGAAAAGAAAGAGGCGGTAAATGCTCCAGCCGATGAAAAACAGGAGCAGGAAAAGGGTACAGAGGTTCCTACAGAGGGTGCTGTATCCCCAGAGGTAACTCCAGAGCAGGAGGAAAAGAAAGAGGATAAGCCTAAAAAGGTGTATCACTTTACCTCTGAAAATCCTTACTTAACTGTATCCGCTGTAGGCGTGTATTTCAGTGATGGTAAGGCTAGTACAGATAATTTAGCAGTAGCTAAGTATCTGGCTGGATTAGAGGGCGTAGAGCTTGTAGAGGAATAAGGAGGGAGCTCCTATGGATAGCTTAGAGCGTTGTAGGATCCTCTGTGGAATATCGGAGGATAACACAAAAAAGCTGGGGCTATTGAGTGTGCTCTTAGAGAAAGCAAGAGAGGATATAGAGGCATTTTGTAGAGATACCTTTATAGAGCCTCTTACTAATAATGAGGGCATTATTACAGGATATACGGATGTATTCCCTAAACAGCTTAAGAATGTGCAGGAGGATTTAGCTATCCAGCGATTTAGAAAGCTGGGGGCTGAGGGAGAGAGCTCTTACACCTTAGCGGATGAGAGTGGAGTAGTAGAGAGCGTTAGACAAACTGTAAATAGTGTAGGCAATACAACAGTATCCCCAGAGGTATCCTTACAGGATAACGCCTCTGGGGTTATTGGTGCTATACAGGATACCTTAGATACCGTCAATACTACCACAGCTACTCCAGAGGTGGAGGTAGAGGATAATGCCTCTCCTACTATCAGCGAGGTAGAGAGTAGAGTGCATAGGCTGGGGAATGTGAGAGCATTAACCAGAGCAGAGGTAGACGATCAAGCTACAGAAAAGGTAGAGAGAATAACCCAGAGGATCAAGGATCTTACTAAAAAGGTATTCTCTCCAGTGATTAAGCTAAAGGATCTCACGGTTAGTACAGTAGGCAAGATTAAGCAGAGGCTTAAAGAGATAGCCACTACTTTTACTCCTATTGTAAAAATCAGAGATCTAGCCTCACAAGGCTTAGCTAAAATCAAAAATACCTTAGGTGGGCTACGAGATAGAGTTACCTCTGTAGCGGTAGGGATCCACGATAGAGCTACATCTGGACTAAATAGAATAAGGGTAGGTGTACGAACAGTAGGAAAGCTGGTGGCTAATGCAGAAATTTGTAAACGTAAGAACTACAGCGGAGAGCGTAAAGCCTCTTGAGATTGATGATTACCATGTATATGTAAATACAGGTATCAAAGAGATCCATGAGGAGGCTAAGGAGGGAGATCTTAGCTCTGGGTTTGATGGGTTTGAAATTGAAACACAGGAGATCTATGAGAAAGATGAGTACATCCAGCTCATGGCAGAGAAAAACAGCTCCTTAGAGGAGCAGGCTACAGATTTACAGTTAGCCTTAGCAGATGTGTATGAGCAGATGTTAGGGTTATCAGCTAACTAAGAGGGAGGAGAAAGATTATGGCACAGGTTTACGCTACTTTGATCCGCAAAGGGTTAAGGACTATTGATAATATACCAAAGGATCTCAGAAAAGCCGTACAAAAAATCTTAGACGGAGATAATGAGTAGTATGTTACTCAATATTATCTTAAAAACAATACTCAGAAAGGAGGTAAAGGCTATGGCAGTAATTTACGCTACCCTTATTGTAAAGGGCAAAAAGACGATCAATGATGTACCGCCAGTAATCAGAGAGCAGGTTAAGCAGATCCTCATTGATCTTGATTTACCAGAGCTTGCAGAGTAAGCCACAGGGGGAGAGCTAAATGCTCTCCCTTTTATTATGGCGGAAAGGAGGATCTTATGGATATGGCTACAGATGCAGATGTTAACATCGAGCACAGACTTACTGAGGTAGATGCTAGAGCCCGAAGTAACACTAAAAGACTTGATGAGCACGATGAAATTCTCAAAAGTAACAGTGAGATGATCGGAGCTATAAAGGAGCTGGCTACTGAGGTTAAGTATATGCGTGGGGATCTGAATGAAACCGTTGAAAGGCTTAACAAGCTGGAGGGTAAGGATGGGGATAAGTGGGATAAATTCAAGTGGCTTATTGTAACAGGGCTTGTAACACTTATCTTAGGATACTTAGCGGTTTCTGTAGGATTAAAGTAAGGAGGGGATCCAATTTATCTCTTTACCTCATTTTGAGGTATCGTAGCAACTATTAACAAACTCACAAGGAGGTACAGTATGAATTTAAAAGTTAGAGTAAAAAATCCTGTATTCTGGGTACAGATTGTACTTAGTATTTTAACTCCTGTGCTTGCGTATGCAGGACTTACAGCACAGGATCTTACCACATGGAGTAAGGTAGGGGAGCTCATTGTAGGAGCTATCTCTAATCCTTATGTACTCTCTTTAGTGGCGGTATCGGTTTGGAACACTCTGAACGATCCTACTACAAAGGGATTAGGCGATAGTGCCAGAGCAAAGAGCTATACAGCTCCACAGTAAATATATTTATCAGACAGACAGGGAGAGCCTTTACAGGGCTCTCCTTTTTAAGTGTTTAGATCGGAGGTATTATTATGACAGAGAAAGAAATCAGATCAAAGGTTGTTGAGATCGCTAAGGGTTGGTTAGGTTGTAAAGAGAGTGACGGATCCCATAAAAAGATTATTGATACTTATAACGCTTGTAAGCCACTCCCTAGAAGTTATGCTGTAAAATATACAGATGCGTGGTGTGCTACTTTTGCATCCGCTGTAGGTATTAAGGCAGGACTTACAGATATTATCCCTAGAGAGTGTAGCTGTAATCAGTTTATCCAGCTTGCTAAGAATATGGGTATCTGGGTAGAGAATGATGCTTACACTCCATCCGCTGGAGATATGATCCTCTATGATTGGGATGATAACGGAGTAGGAGATAATACAGGTAGTGCAGATCATATCGGTATTGTAGTATCTGTATCTGGAGGCGTTATTAAGGTTATCGAGGGTAACAAGAGTAACGCTGTAGGATATAGAGATCTTGCAGTAAACGGTAAGTATATCAGAGGCTTTGTTACTCCTAAGTACAGCTCTAAGGCTACTAAAGAGGAGGCTCCTAAGCCATCTGGTAACGGAGGAGGCTCTTACAATATTGGAGATATTGTAAACTTTACAGGATGCCTCCACTATACCAGCTCTACAGCTAGTGGCGTTGCATATGGCTGTAAGGCAGGACAGGCTAAGGTAACTAACAAGGCTGAGGGTGCGGTACATCCGTATCACTTACAGGCTATCTCTGGTAAGGGCTCTACTGTATATGGCTGGGTAAATGCTGGAGATATTTCTGGTAAGACAGGCGGAGGATCCGCTAAGACCTACACAGTAGTTAAGGGAGATACTCTTAGCAAGATCGCTAAAAAGTATGGAACTACTGTAGATACTCTGGTTAAGCTCAATGGTATCAAAAATAAAAACCTTATTAACATCGGACAGGTAATCAAGTTACCTTAATCCTTTAGGCACTCCTTAATATTTTTTCATATAGAGGGCTACTGGCTGTAAAATGCTGGTAGCCCTCATTTTTTAGTTGTATCTAGTATATAAGGGGTGTATAATAGATAGGAACTGAAAACAGCCTCATAAAGCCATCTATTTTATCGAGGGTAAAGAAGTCTACACCTAATATATAAAAGTGACTGTACGAGGCACACAGGAGCTCACAGGACTATTACAGGAGGGTAAACAGGATGGCATACAGGAAAATAACGGATATAAGAGATACTATTGGTATGAGAGCGGTATTTTATGCCAGAGTATCTACAGCGGAGGAGGAACAGCTAAACGCTATAGAACTCCAGATTGAGGAAAATAGAGGATGTATTAAGGATCATGGCTGGAAACTGGTAGGAGAGTATATTGATCGCAGTAAGAGCGGTACGATGGTAAAGGGCAGAGATGATTACCAGAGGCTCTATGAGGATCTGTATGAGGATCTATTTGATATTGTAGTAATCAAGGATCAAGAGAGGCTCCAGAGAAATACTCTGGATTGGTACCTCTTTATTAACAGGGTAGTACAGACAGGAAAGCTCTTGTTTATGTACATGGATGGGAAATTTTACTCCCCAGATGATGCTCTTATCACAGGTGTACGAGCGATTATAGCGGAGGAGTTTAGTAGAAATCTTAGTAAGAAACTCCATAACTACCACGATCACAGAATAGAAAAAGCCAGACAGGGGCAGGAGATAGCCTTACAGGGTAGTGGTAATGTATATGGATGGGATAAAAAAGATGGTAAGTATTATATAAATCCAGAACAGGCTAAGGTAAGGAGGCTCATGTGTGAGGGCATTATGGCAAGAAAAGGATCTACTCTCATAGCTAAGGAGCTTAATGATGCTGGATACCGTAACACGGTAGGGAAACCATGGAAACCTATGGATATACCTAAATTTGTATATGATTGTAAAAATGTAGGTACCATGATTATAAACAAAGAAAGGCACGATTTTGAGAGTAAGCAAACTATAAAACTCCCTAAGGAGGAGTGGGTATATGTAGAAAACGCTCTCCCTCCGATAGTCACACAGGAGGAGTGGGATCTAATCTGTAAGATCCATGAGGAGAGAGTAATAGCCACAGGATCCGACAGGAGAGGCAAGAAAACCAGCGGATACTCTTTTAGTGGTAAGCTGGTATGTGGTATCTGTGGGGCTCCTTACTGGAGGAAACAGAGAGTATCTAAGGATGAGTACTGGGTATGCAGTACAAAGCAGACTAAAGGCAGGAGAACCAGAAAAAGAGATAGCACGATGGGGAAAGCTGGAGAGATAAATCCTTTAGGCTGTGATAATGAAAATATCTCTTATAACTCCCTCATGGAGATAATGGAGGTAGTATCAGAGCGATTACAGGCAAATACAGACACAATAAAGCATGATATGATAAATTGGCTTACTAAGCTCAGAAAACAACTCCTAGAGGCAAATGGAGGGCATACAGAGGCAGATCTACAGCGTGAGCTCTCCAGAAAAAGTAAGCTACTGGATGCCTACTTAGATGGGATCCTAAATAAACAGGAATACCAGAAAAAAGCAGAGGAGTTAGATGAGAGGATCATCCAGCTCAAAGCAGAAACAGAAAAGAATAAGGCTAACTCTGGAGATATTGCAGAGATAGATAAGGTACTGGCTAACATAGATGAGGAGGTATCCAGATATGTAGATGGTAATGAGAAATTAAAAGTAGAATACCTCTTAGAGCACTTAGAGCAGGTACAGATATTCCCAGATAAGGTTATAGTTATAGTACCGATATTGAGCGAGGGGATAGTAGTAGAGAAAACTCAGTATGTATCTAGGGAGAAATGGCGCTGGTAAATCTACCACATTGAAAATGCTGACCGGTATGATGAAACCAACTGCAGGAAAGATTTACTTTGA